GCAGCCACCGCTCGCACTCGTGATCGAGTTCCGCATGCCGAGACCAAAGGCGCACTACAAAGCGAGCGGCGAGATCAAAGCAGATGCGCCGTGGTTTCCGATCGTTCGTCCCGACCTTACGAAACTCTTGCGATCGACCGAAGATGCGATGACTGGCATCGTGTGGCACGACGACTCTCAAATCGTCGAACAAAATATCCACCGTACCTACAGTTCGAGTGAGGACACGGGTGCTCGTATCACCGTGTACTCGATCACCTCGAGGAGTCCAGCGCATCAAACCTCAACCCGCATGCAAGAGTGGCAAGAAGGTCGGCAAAGTTTTGCCTCCATCGACTCGCACGACAAAGCGAAGAAAGCCGTGGCAAGCAAAGCGAGTGCATCCGTCGATCGTTGAGATCGACTGCGACATGGAGGGTATCGACGAGCAGTGGGTGCTCCTGCGCTCGGATGCGCATCACGACAACCCGCACAGCGATCACGAGCGAGAGAAGCAGGACCTCGACGAAGCGATCAAGCGCAATGCGATCATCCTCGACATCGGCGACTTCTTCTGCGCTATGGGTGGTCGTGCAGATCCACGCCGGTCACGACACGGACAGACTCGAGAGGAGCATCTCGACTCGCCCGACTACTTCGATTCTCTCGTCAAGCACGGCGCAAAGTTCCTTGCGCCTTATGCATCGCACATCGCACTACTTGCGCAGGGCAACCACGAGACGGCCGTGTCGAAGAACCAGGAGACGGATCTCACCGCACGGCTGGTCGAACGCATCAACACGATGACGGGGTCGAAGATCATCGACGGTCGATACGGAGGCGATGTGTATTTTAAGATGCGCAAAGGATCAAAGACAACTTCCTTCTGGCTTCATTTCTATCACGGATCTGGAGGTGGAGGCATGATGAGTTTTGATACCCTACGAATTCGTCGACAATCATCGTGGAATCCAGTCGCATCTGTCATCGTGTGCGGTCATGTCCACGAGCGTTGGGCGATGGAGATGGTGCGCAAGATTCCTGCGCTGAAAAAAAACACCTACAGCGTGTTTCTCGAATCGCAGTGGCATATTCGATGCGGCTGCTACAAGGATGAGTATGGCGGAGACAGCCTTACCGAGACTCGACAATCGGGTGCAGGTGGTTGGCATGTGGAGCGTGGCGGACCGCCCAAACCGATCGGTGCGATGTGGATGCGCATCAAGATCGATCGAAAGCAAACACAAGGCGGCGATTTCTGCCGTCCTAAACTGGACTTCATGCCGACATGAAACGCACGCCAGACGAAGACAAGAGGGTGGCACTTGCGATCCGTGAGATCGTCGCACGCTTTGTCGAGGAGGCAAATGCCGACTCGGTCGTGGTGATGTGGACGAGCAACAGTAAGATCGGCACGAAGGCGAAGATCACGACATGGGGCAACCAATTTGCAATCAGGGATATGATCAAGACAGCGTCCGACGATTACTGCATCGAAAGAATCAATGCGATCAAACTAAAGATCGACAAAAAACCAAAGCCGAAAGATGAACCGTGACCGACCAAAATCCTCGAAGTCAAACCGTACTCGGCAGCACGATCCAAATGCTGCAACTCGTCGCACTCATCATCGGAGTCGCAGGGATCTTCCTTGCGATTGGACGCAAGGACCAGGTGCTCGAAACGAATCAACAGCAAGTATCCGATCTGCGGCTGATCTGCTCCGATCTCGCACGGGTGGTTGGCTCGCTGTCTATCTCGGATGCATCGCAGACGGAACAATTACGCTCCATCGATCAGAGACTCAGCCGCCTAGAGAACAGATGAGACCGCACAAACCCAAGCACTGGATCGTCAAGGCGTGGGCTCGAGTGTGCACCAGCGCATCCGTTGCACGCTCGATCAACCCAACGCTGTGGGCGATCATTGATGTGCTCCTCGTTGCGTTCTGTTTCTGGACAATCATTCAGGCGTGCAAGCGATGACAACTCGCAGCGAGGAGTTGCGGACGATCGGACAGGTGCGTGAGTTCCTGCGTGAACTGCTCGACCCGAAGACCACTCCAAAAGTCCCTGCTACGATCAGAGACAAGGCTCGTCGCTTGTTGCGTCATTATCCGCTCACACTATCCATCATCACGAAAGAGGCCCACTTATGAATCTCAAGAACAAGAACTGGAAGACCACAGGCGCAGGCGTTGCTGCAATCCTCGTCGCAGTGTCCGCTGCATTGACTGCGTTCACCGACGGCGATCCTGCCACAACGATCGACTTCGCATCGCTGCTCGCTGCAGTCATCGCAGGAGTCGGACTCATCTGCGCTCGAGACGGTGACAAGACAAGCGAAGCCATCGGAGCGAAGTGAGGTGTATGCATTTCTCCGTGCGCTCTTTGATGCGCTGCTGTCGTTCATCGGAACGAACGCAGGCAAGGGCAAGCAAGCCATCGAAGCCGACAAGAAGCCTGAAGTACTGGCGAAGGCTGGCTCTCGCATTCGTGAGTACATTCGTTTGCGTGGGGTGCAGTCGAGTAGTCCTGGTGACGGAAGCAAGCCCGATAAGGATCGGACCTGACTGCCGAACGCAGGTGTATACGCTGATCGACGGCGAGTGGCGACTCGGTGACAATCGAGTTGAAATTCCTCAAGGGTGGTATGCAGTGCCACCTAGTTTTGTGGACAGCAAATGAACGACATCGAGACCAACACATCAGGACTCCCGATCAAGGACGACTCGCATCTGCGTGCGCATCTCAAGATGATGCAGCGTGCGATCACCGAGCAGTGGGATATTCCGATCCATGTTCGCACGCAGCTCGTCAAGAAACTCGTCGAGATCATCCAAGATCCCGACACGGATCAGCGTGCAGTCATCGGCGCAAGCAAGGTGATCCAAGCGATGGCGAAGGACAACCTCGACGGCTACATCGCAGCGGACAAGATCGTCCGACTCGATGAGGGAGCAGCGACCGAGAACTTCAAGTTCGGTCCGATCGAACTTTGACAGTCACGACTCTGACACTTCCCAAAATGTATCCAGCGCAGCGTCGTGTGATCATGGATCCCGCACGCATCGTCGTGATCGAAGCGGCAACCAAAGCAGGCAAGACTGCAGGCTGTCTCATGTGGTTGCTTGCCAAGGCGTGGAACGATCAAAAAGCGGGCGGCTCGTACTGGTGGGTCGCACCCGTGTATCAGCAAAGCAAGATGGCGATGGACCGAGTCAAGAAGTGGTTGATCCAAGCCGACCCTCACAAGTCGCACTGGTCATCGCACGACACGGATCTGTGGATCATGCTGCCAAGCGGTTGCAAGATCTGGTTCAGATCTGCCGATGATCCTGACAACCTCTACGGCGAGGATGTGCGAGCCGCAGTGATGGACGAGGCGACCAGGTGCAAGGAAGAATCGTGGCACGCCGTGCGGTCAACGCTCACCGCAACTCGTGGACAGGTGCGCATCATCGGCAATGTTCGAGGGCGCAAGAATTGGGTGCATCAGATGGCGCAGCGGGCTGACGGTGTCGATCTCGCCTATCACAAACTCACGGCGTGGGACGCAGTCGAAGGTGGCATCCTTGAGCGTGAGGAGATCGAGTCAGCAAAGCGTGATCTGCCCGATCATGTGTTCCGTGAGTTGTATCTCGCCGAGCCTGCGGACGATGGCGGCAACCCGTTCGGCATTCCTGCAATCGGTCGATGCGTCATGCCGCTGTCAACTGATCCAGTCGCAGCTTGGGGCGTTGACTTGGCGAAGTCGCACGACTGGACCGTTGCAGTCGGACTCGATGTCGACTACAGAGTCGCAGAGATCCATCGGTGGCAATCGGACTGGGGACAAACAAAGCGTCGACTCATCGAGATCATCGGCGACAAGCCTGCATTGATCGACTCGACTGGTGTCGGAGATCCGATCGTCGAGGAGTTGCAGAGATCGCTGCCGTGCGTCGAGTCGTTCAAGTTCACATCGCAAAGCAAGCAGCAGATCATGGAAGGGCTCGCCGCTCGAATTCAAAGTGGTGGCATAGGATTCACAGATGGTTGGTTGCGTGAGGAGCTAGAGGCGTTCGAATTTGAGTACTCTCGCAACGGAGTCAAGTACAGTGCACCATCGGGCGTACACGATGACGGCGTGTGCGCACTCGCTCTCGCCGTTCGCTTGTTAGGTACGACCGCACGAAACACGCTCGAAGTAAGGATAATTTAATGGCACTACTAGACTTTTTTCGACGACGACGACCCGACCTGACAACCAAAGCGGTCTACGACGATTCAAAGTTCATTCAATCATCCATCTCGATTCTCGACAATGCTGCAGGGCGTGGCAAGTTGCCACCATTTTCAATGCAGCGGAGCGTGCTCTCATTTGAATCGTGGGTGTACGCAGCAGCGATGCTCAATGCGCAGGCCGCATCGAGTGTCCCTCTGCGTTTATATGTTCGTGCAGATGCGCAAGGACCGCAGAAGTTTTGGCGCACTCGCAAGGTCAGTCGTGCACGCAAGGCGTATCTTTTAGGCGACAGTG